TTGTCCAAAGGTACACGAACTGTCTGTCCGGTGATCTCGTCAACTTGAAAGATAAGCCCGGTCATGATGATGTCCTGAAGAACGGCTGAGTAATTGTCCGCATTAATACCGGCTACAGTCATGCCCTTCTTCTTGCCGACCCAGCTCTTCATCTGTGCCGGCTCCGGGTCCCAAGTGTTGGCATTGTCAAAAAATGTAATACAGTTGTTCCCGTTAACTGAATCAATAAGTATATAAGTCTGACGTTCCGGGTCCGTAAAGTTACCTGTTTGTGCCAATACCATCTGCTCGGCAGGTTTCCAGTCAGAATGCCCCGGACGGGGAATGACAGTAAACTTCTTGGCTGTATAATCTGCGGCAGTCACACGGAAATTCATTTCTTCAAAACCGTTCAGTTTGCCTTCGCTATTTTTAGTCACAAAATAGGTGGTAAGGATGTCATCAACAAACTGGCTCAATCCGTCCGCATCTGTCAGATCGGGAGTGATGGTGTAGGTTCCATCGCCGTTATCCACGTATGACAATACGGTACAACCACCACCGGGGGAGTTTACCATACGTCCTTTGAAATAGGTTGTACGGTTATAGGCTATTTCAGGAACAAACAAACGCTTACGAAATACACCGCTTTCCATTTCAAGATTGCCCTTTTCGTCTATGTATCCACCTAATACGCCGGTAACGAAATCACCGAACTTGGCATATTTCTTAATGACAGTTCCGCCCAGTAATGATAAAAGAAAATTTGTAGAGTCCTCCTTGTCTTTGCGCAAAAAATATTTAGCCAATTCACTTATATTTGCACCTCCCGATATGGCAACAACCCTGTCTTTATTGGTTCTTATGTAAATAGAAGGATTATTATCATCATTATGTATGTATATCTCTCCCTCATTCAACCCTTCCAGTCGCTTTTCAAATGACGGGGATATTTTCGGTATAATCGGATTTCCTTCATCATCCGTTTCCGAACCGTACCACAATATCTTTATAGGACGATTTCTAGCCATGATTACACGTAATTTTCATTAACAAAAGCAGCTTTCGCCTTCTTATATTTCAACACATCGTCCTCTTCTGGATTAGTTAGTAAAAACGCGATTCCTGAAGATGAAGTTGCAATCTCTGTTTTGCCTCCGATCCCGGCGATATCATTTTGTCTAGGGCGTAAAGTCACTTTATATATAAACATCTGTTTCTTACCTATTGTATCAATCTTTTCCGGGACAGAATCCCCTTCCCGTACAAACAAATTACCGTTTATGCTGACGTGAGAAAGGCAAAGTACCTTATTTATAAACTCCGCTATATAATACGGAACGCCACAACTTGTCCCGAAAACAAAATCAAATGTTTTATAAGGGAGAGAATACATTTCTATTATCTCCTGCTTCTGATTCACAAACTGTTCGTTTTCAACTTTCAACTCCACCCCATCCGGCTTGAATCCTCCTATTATTCTGAACTGGAACATCTGCCGAACCTCATCAATCCAGAATATATTATCAAACGCAGAATTATTATCTTTATGGGAATATTCAATCAGAATAGAATCACCTATATTCTCACACACGCAGAACTCCTCACATTCTTTATCGCCTATAGTTACTGTATATATCCCCTCCGAAGGAGATAATGAGGCATAATACATCTTAATGCTTTCATTTACATCATAAGTAAGCAGTGTTATCTTGGAGGAAATATTGCCGATCTTATCATTCAAATAAGCTGAAGGTTTTTCGCCGTTATCACAAAAGATTTGCAGCAGGATGTTGTCTGACACAGAAAATACTTGTCTGAAACATCCAGCATTTGAATATTTATATTTCAGCGGTTTAAAGAATAACGGACAAACATCTCCGATTGATATCATAGTCTTTTCGTAAGTTTCTAGTAACTTGTGACTTCACAAGCTTTCATTGCAAATATAACAATTAAAATTTGAATCTTTATAACGAATTTAAATTTTTCACGATCAAAGTTACCTTTGAACTTTGTGATTTTGTAAAATTGTAATCAGCCTGCTGATAATATCCCTGTACAACTTTGCCTTGGTATTCCATTTCAACAATTCCTGTAAGATCTTCCGGAAGTTCCACATCCGAAGTCTCAAATTCCACCTCCGCCACAGTAAACATCCTTTTTGAAAGAATTATATCCCTACTTTCCCCCATTCCATCAATACCCACATCACTATTACCATCTGATGACGCAAAAGTAAGCATCTCAACAGATGAGCCGATGTATGCTTCATTGGCCAAAACCATAGAAGAAGGGGAAAACATGGCATTGAACATTGTGTCAGGGCTGAGAACGCCACCCATAAGATAATCCCTGTTCAATATATACTTAAGTCCAGACGAATCAGATTTTACCCCTACCATAAATAAATCAGTGTCACTTTCGTTGTCTGTAGTATCTTCACCTATCTTGTCAGCAAGGAACTCTATGCCGTATGCGTCCGCACGGTATGGAGATATCATTTCAAGGCTATTGTCCGTCATGGTCACGCCTGTGGTATATTCATTCGTAAAACGGAACTCATCCTTTCCATTAGCCGTGTCGTAATCCTGTTTGTCAAAGCCTATCCGTATCCGAGAATACACCAATGCAGAATTAACCTTCATCTCATAATCAGATAAATCATCTATCCTTTTGACAACATCATCCGAGAAGTATTTGCTTCTATGCCGAAAAGTTACTGTATTCCCGGATATGTCGTAAGCATAACCAAACACATAACTCATCCAGTTTGCAAATTTGGTGAAGGATGTATATATTTTGGCTCCAGGAATCTTACGGGCTGATTCAGCCGCCAAGAGCATACAATTATCAAGCCTTCTATCTCCTGTCCCCTCAATCACTCCAGTCAAACCATCTTTCTCTCCATTAATACTTTTAAGCAATCTGTTCAGCAATGTATCGGGCTTTATAACATCCATCTCAACAGGGTTTATTCGATTTTTCCATGATGCTTTAAAATAACTTGATGTTGAGACTTTGTATGGCAAATCCGGCAATACAGGTACAATCTCTTCTTTCTCATTGACATACATAGCTCTCACTATTATTTTATCATTATGCAAAAGACTTATATTGTACGATTCCGAAACCTTCTTTTCCACTGGCGTTTCTGATTCTGTCGTAAGTTCAAAACTTCCTATCACCGTTTCCGTAGTCACCGCTTCCCCATTACTATCAATCTCATTACTTATCTTCATAATCTGGAGCCTCACACCTCTTACATCATATCCCAAAGCACCAGACTGATATTTCCTAAACACAAACATATCAATATTAAACTCTATATTTATCCTAATTGATTTCAGAGCCTTTATCGAATATACATCATCACCACCTACTGTTTGATCATTAAATTCAAGAGACCCCTTTATTAAGGAATCACTGGCAGTTATATATATTGGCATTGGTGACATTTTCTTGCTGAAATAAACATTAATAAGAGTGTCATCGTCTTCCAATGTATCACCTGTAGGAATCCATTTTGCTGATTCTGAAAGTTCAAGTCCGTCATAAACAAGAGGAATGGGGCTTTTCACCTCTTCGACCGAATATTCATATTGAGTTCCTTTTTTTGACTTTATCATGGACGCCACGCTATCATCCACGGCATTTATCTGTAAGATACGACCATTATCCTGCAATGTAGAAAAATTGAGAGCGCAACTAAACCGTTCATTATACAACCAACTGTTATTTCTTGTACTTATTATTATTGAGGCAGAAGCATTCAAATAATCTTCATCATATTGTTTTAACAGCAATTTTCTAGCATCCCCAGCAAAAGAAAATTTGTTGGAAAATGTACGGATAACACCGTCATAGTCATTTCTCTTGAAACTAGCCTTCACCTCGTCCCAATTTTCAAGATCATCAGTAACCCTGTACTTCAGACCATTTATAAGTAACTCACATCGATAATACATAATTATTTCATTTTACGATTCAACCCATCGATTTCGTCACATGTCTGCCTTACAAGACAGGCATAAGATCCGGCGGTCCATTCTTTCGGATTGATATACATCTTATTATACTTCCCAATAGCGACAACTTCATTTATAAATCCACGTTTTGTAGGCTTCTCCTTCAGTCCCTCATTCTTTTCCTTACTTATCTTATCCAAATCATATTGTGCACGGGAATTTAATGCGGATATTCTAGCATTCATAGCCATTACATCACCTTTTTTACACGAATAACCTATCTTCATCAGGATATCACGCACCTCATCATACATTTTCAACTTCATCATGTTCTCACATGCCTTCATGCACTCCACGGTCATTGCAAGATTCATACGCTCATTACAATTCAATATCTCAGAGAGCAACTGTTTGCTCCCGACAATTTCTATATAGTCATTGATAATTTTTGCCGATGCAGCCCCTTTGTCCTCATCGTCAAATTCAATAGTATTGCTATCATTGGTATAAATCTCTATAAAAACGGACAAGGGAAGTTCATATATGTCACTTGTATACCTCATAATCAGATACTTTTTGAAAATTGCTGATAATTGTTTTCTCTTATCGCCTTGGCTAATTTTGCAAATCCTATCTGCTGTGATTTTCCCAGATGCCCTATCTTTTTCTCCAGTTCACTATAATCATTAACTATTGATACAGGAGGAAGATCGTTTTCGCTTCTATATGCCATAAGACCATCAAAATCATTTGCATGAGCCTTTATCCTGTCCATATCCACTGCATAAGGTATAACCTTCGCACCTTTAGGGATGTCAACCAAAGTAGGGACAGACGGAGTAATATACGCTCCTTTTTCAGTAACGATTGTTTCAGGGACACCACCATCACCCACTACAGCCAATCCGCCTTTATGCGAATCAGTACCCTTGGCATACTTCGGAATAGGAGTCGCTATAATAGTAGCAAGCTGTATCGCTCCCATAGCACCTAGAGCAGCTATCATAGGTATTGCAGCAGGGAAGCCCAATTGTTTTATCGTCTGCAAAATACCACCTGCTATCTGTATAGCCGCCTCAGCTATACTGGTAGCTTTCTCAAACTTTGCCTGTTTTGTTCTTAATGCCGCTTTTTTCTTCTCCAATTCGGCATTCTTTTGTGCCGTTTTATCTTCCGCCGCACGTTTACGCGCTTCGGCTTCTTCAGTTGTTATAGCACCTCTTTCTTCTAAAGCCTCTATACGGGAAATTTCCTCTTCACCTGCTTTCTCATTCGCTTCCTGTTCAGCCTCAATAGCTTCAATCTGGCGATCATAAATGGATGATATCATTTCACCAATTCCACTAACCATAGAAGCCCACATCTCGGTAGTTCTTTCCATCTTCTCACCGTCTGTAAGTTCTTTCCAAACACCCGATATCTTATCAGACATAATACTGAATCCCTTATCCATCCCATCAAATATACCGGCAAACGGGCTATCGATATCCGATGCAAGATCTTTCAATGCAGAAGAATAACCTTTCAACACTTCAAAATTCCTTCGTGTGATATCCTGTTGCTCTTCCGCTTTTTTCAACTGATCATCCGCATTTATAGAACCTATCTCTGCTTCCATAGCCTTTATGGATTCTCTCAGCATTTCAATTTGTTGCTTGCTTACCACGCCCGATGCTTCCGCTATCTCAATCATTTTTTCAGCAGCATCTATCTGTATCTGTAATTGCTCGTTTGCGGCTTTCCGCTCCAGTTCACGCATGGCTTCATCGTATTCTTTTCGCGATAGCAGCCCTTTTGAATAATTTTCTGTTATAATGTTTTCAAGTTCCTTATATCCAGTACTTGTAGCTGCTATACGGAGAGATGATTGTTCCTCTTCCAGTCTGAGCATCTCATCAGTATACTTTTTCTTTTCCTCGATCCTTTTTTTCTCAGCCTCTGCCAACTTCTTAGCATATTCCTCATTCTCTTTCGCTATCTTCTGCATTCTCTCTTGGCCCAACATTTCCCGAAGTTTGTTCTCTTCCTCAGAATATCCCTTTACAGCTGCTATCTGGTCTTTATATTCTTTCTCTATGGCAGCAAGACTACGTTCATGCTCATCTTTAATGAGAGAAACGGACAAGTCAGCCATTTTATTCCTAAGATTCTCCATGTATTGCGCTAAATCATCCGATGCTTTATCGGCAGAATGAGGATTAAATGTAACATCTCCAATGTTAATAGAATTTGCCATATCTCTACTAGCCTTATCTACTTGATATAGCTGATTTAATAAAGAACCTATTTCTTTATCCAAGTCTTCAACCTGCTTGTTTAACTTCCCATACATGTCTCTAGCTGTATCCATAGCTGCCCCTTGACTGGATTCATATTGTGCTTTCATCTGATCTCTAGCAGATTCAAGTTTCGCACGTTTTTCTTCTTTTTCTGCCAACTGATCTTCCAAGTCTAATTTTTGTTTAGCCTGTTCTACAAGCCGATCTTGCACAGCTCTAGCTTTAGCCGAAGCTAATATGGCATTAGATAACCTTTGATAACTATCAGCCGCTTTACCTGCAAGAATGTTTTCATCACTTATATTTTTAAAGTATGAAGGATATTGCTTCTTCAGTTCCTCAACGGCTTTTTTCCGCTCTCCCATAGGTTTATTCAAATTGACAGCAGCCCTATATAATATATCCAATTTAACAGCTTCATCTTGGGCATTTTTCACACCTTCTTTTTGAGCTTTATTCAAATCCTCCTGAAGCTGTTTTAGATAATCAATTTCTTTTCTCGCATCAAACAGGCTACCCACCCATTTGGTTATCTCACCTCCATAACTCGATAAAAGAGTTATCCCAACAACTAAAGCCGTCTGCCAACTAAGAAGGGAACTCAATACCTGTTTAAATACAGGTGTAGCAGTCTGCCCCGATTTCTTAAGAAGTTCATATTCCCCCCTTGCTTTCTTTAACTCATCAATAAATGTAGGAAGGTTATTGGATATGGCAAGAAAGAAAGTATTGGCACTAACAGACAAAGCCGGAAGTTCTCTCGCAATCTGTTGTATGGAAACATTAAGACCATTCCAACCCGAAGCATAATTACCCACATTACGTTGGTAATTGCCCATCTGTGCATCTATATCCTTTAATTGTTGATTCAACTTGCCGATATTGTTCAAGATATCCATACCTTTTGCTCCCTCGCGTGCAGCTTGTGAAAGGTTATAATATTCCTTTTCCAACTGAAGCATTGAAGCCTTCATCTCGTTATAGCTTCCTGTAGTGGCAATCGCTACCTGTGTATGATTTCTCAATATCGCCAAATATTGTTTATTCTGCTCTGTCAGCGTGCGTAACTGGGATACCGTAGCATCTCTTTTGGACTTGTATTCCTCTTCGCTGATAGCACCTTTCTTATACTCCTTCGATAATTCCCTCAGAGATGTTCTTAAGGCTGAAATTGTTTCTTTGTTATCACTTAACCTACTGTTCAATTCGGAGGCTTGCGCATCAAAAGCCTTTACCGTCTGACGGATTGAATCAAAATCAGCAGCAGTCATGGATATTTTCTTAGATGCTTCTTGAAATGAAACAGAAGCATTTTCCGCATCTTGTGACACGTTTTTCAGATCTTCGGAAGCACCTCTCAAATTTACTTTTACTTCCGTTATCTTGTCTGCCAATGTATTCAATGGTTTGGTAAGAAGCTCTATCTTACGGGAAATATCGGTCAATAACTTTAATTGACTAGCCTGTAATTCAGACAACCTATTTTGAGAAGCATATAATTTGGTAATTGTAGTATTATAACTGTCAACTTTAGACTGGTATTCTCTTAGATTACCCGGCTTAAAATTTATGCCATCACTTAATTGTTTTGTAAAATTCGCATATTCGGAAGATGTGGTTTGAATATTAATCCTTATCTCATTCAACTTCTTAACGATGTTAGGATCAATCGCATCAGTAATTTTAAATTCTGCTCCTGCCATGGTCTTTTCGTAAGTTTTGGGTAGTGCATGACTTCATGCACCTTCTAAGAGCAAAGATAGTGATTTTATTGATATTATGAAGGTGAGGAAATAAAAAAGGGAGAAGCAAAAACTTCTCCCCGTGAAAAAGGATTTTATTTTTTTTCTTTCTTTAAATTATCAAATGAAGGAAATTCCTCGCCTAGTTTATCAAACCAACTTTGATATTTTAATTGCAGATAATGATAATATGTTTCAAAATCTTTAACTTTACTACAAGAAACTAAACTATTCATATCACGACTTCCCCACATTACTTTTAACAAATATTCTTTTGCATCACCCTTACTCTTATTGTACAGCAAAAAAAGGAATTTTGAATACGACTCAGGATATGAAGATTCAGACTTGTTATAAGGGAATCTCATTTTTCTTACAATTTCATTTACATTATCAGCCATTCTCCATAGTTTAAAGAATAAAATAATTTGCAAGATTGCAAATATTACCATAATTAATTCTAATACTACCATAATACTTTTTTATCTATAGTTATAATAAATTGGTTACTTTCAACAAAGTAATATACTTTTAAAACCAAATCAAAATATTTCAACGTATTTGTTTGCAATTTAGAATGTTGTCTAAATAAATTATAAACATAGCATTTCAATCTTCATGTTTAAATTTCACCTTCTCACTTCTTTTCCCAGTGCATACAATCAGTTTGAGATGCTTGCCGTATATCCGTTCAAGTCTATTATTTTGTTCTTTCATTTTTTGAAGTATAATTTCAAGTTTATCTATTGTTTTCATAGTCTTTTCGGGTTATGTTGCGAATCGCAACGTTAACGGATGTAAATAGCCTGCCCACCTCGTAAGATAAGGTGGGAAAGACTTGATTAATAAATAATATTGTTATTACATATTAAGAAGATATTCTCCTAATGCATGAGCTTTTTCTCTTGAAATAAAAGCCACACTGTCACGCTCATGGTCTTCAGGATCTGATATACACACTGCTATCATATCGTATTCGGAATGTGATACTGTTATATTTACTGTACCATATTCATCTTCCATTGTCGCATATTGAGAAAAAAGGCCCTCTCTTATTGCCATTTCGGTAGGATTCCCATTCTCGTCAATCAATCCATTTTCTAAAGCTATTTTTTGAAGATCCTCCACTGAACATCCCAACTTATCTGCTACTTCATCAAATGTTAAGCTATTATTCATTTTTATTTCCATGATCATGCAGCCATTAAAGATTTAAACTTATTCAGAAAATACACCTGACCTTTACCTGTAACGTAACAGGTATGTTTTATAAAAATGGGATTTTCACCCGATACTATCGGTCTTTCTTTCACGAAGGACAATCCCATTTCTGCCGCCCTCTGTGTAGGCATATAGTCATTTATATATTTATTCTTCGATCTGCTGTATCGCTGCCTTCTGATAAGGAACTTGTTCTCTACCATCCATTCATAAAGCCTTATTTCTCCAATCTTATATCCGTTTTGGGTGATAAGTTTCGCAAGATCTCCTATGAGAATATTGGTAGACGAGCTTGTTACACATTCCGTGAATACTACGGCTGGCTTTGCTTCCTCTATGATAGTCTGCTTCTCTTGTTCCTTCTTCTGCACTTCCAATGCCAATCGTTGCTTTTCCTCCCGTTCGCTCTTTAACTGTGTAGCTAGACTGATAACCAAGTCGGGATTGTTAATCATTTGCTCCAGGGTTGGCTGCGTGGCGGTCATGCCGTATCGCATCAACTCATCAAGTTTTTCAGTACACCACAGTTTCAAATCAATGTCTAACCATTGACAGAAATCAACTACTATTAATCTGTGCATCCAAGTACCACCTCCGTTATGTGATGAACCTGCCTTTGATATAACTAATTGATTTTCAGAAATACCATATTTTCTTGTAATTGCGTTAATTAATTGATTTGTAGCAGGTAAGGACAAATAATCATTGGGACGCTTTCCGTAGATTTTAGCAAGCTGTGTGGCGTTAACCATAACATCATCTTTGATGTCAAAAAGTACTTCGTTCCCATTATAGGAGAAAGTCTTGCTCGTTTCGTGAGCTGACGCAATCTGTACGGTACTATTATTCCCGTTCAAATAGATTTCATTTGGTTGTAGCATGAAATGAAATTATTTGTTATTAAATAAAAAAGCAGACAAATATCCTAGTTTGCTACAACCTACCATTGCCATTGGGCGATGATACACGGATATCGTCTGCCTATATTTTAATATATAAGTTTCCTTACGGGCATAAAAAATCCCATTGGCATATTTAATAGTAAGTTGTAGCACTACAAAGGTACAACATTTTTTCAAACAAACAAATAATGAAAATATATTTTTCATTGTTATTTTCACACGCATAATATCCATCTTTCTAATGACTTTCAACACGCCACAATATGCCTTACCTGTAATTTCTGCAATTTGCAGTGAACTTATTGTTCTTTTTTCGCCATTTTCCCCATCAATAGGTATTAACTTATTAAAATTTTCCATATCTTTGCGATATAAGATTAATATTGTTCCCCGTTGGCGGCTCAGTCACTTCCGCCTCCGGGGATTTATTTTGACTGATTGTAGCAGGTGAGGGATCGAACCTCATTGTGCCATTATTCACTCCTGCTTTCCTCCCTTATACTATCCACGCTTGGAATCGTATAAAAAGAAAGTTCCGTAATAGGTGCAAGCTACTACGGAACAGTCATATATAAACTCCAATAGGAGAATATCTAATCAACATCAAGTAACGCCTTGCACTTGTTACAGATACAAAGGTAAATGATGTTTTTATCTTATACAATGGTATGAATATTAAACAAAAGACAATACCAATTAATAGTAATACTAAGTAACGCATAGTAATATATAGTAACGCAATTATTAAATATCACATTCACAATTTAGACAAAATCTAAATTACAACATAAATGATAGTTTTGTTTTTCAATTAAAAAATAAATATCTTTTCGCACAAGACATTTGAGGAAAAATCAATATTTACATTGGGAGAACATTGGGATATTTTCGGTAATACAATTTAGTCAATGTAGATTTAAGGCTGTTATAGTCTTTGATAAAGCCTAAATCTATCCATTGAGCTATCTGTAATTCTAACTCATATAATTCGCGGATTTTATCTTCATCGCCAATCTTATTACGCATTTCTGATTCATGTTTGCCATAAACTATGATGTTTAGAGACTTGGCTAAGTCCTTAATCTTTTTCTGGAATATATCCCTAGGGAGTATTGAACAAACGGCATGACACATAGCAGGATAAGCATCTCCAGCTAAATTACGGTATTGAATCATCTCATCATATACGAAGCGTATTACCTTTACTTCAAAGCGAGGATTAATCCACATGGCAAATTTGGTAAATAAGAAAGGATGCATCCATACTTCTTCTTTAGGTCTGCCAGCTTTACCCTTCTCTTTAACCTTACTCTTCTTAACTACCTGATTATCAATTTTAGGGGAATTTTCCCCTAAACCATTTTCACGTTCTTCAGCTATGAGCGCTTCTATAAAATCTCCAGTTCTTTTAGCCAAAAGAAACTCATCCATTTTTCTTTGTTCATTTCCTTTTACTGAATTCCATTGACGTAACAAGTCCCCACCGTCAAAATAGCTATCTTTTGTTCTCTGACTAACTGTAAATTCACCCATTGGGCGAATCATGATTTGATTCGAATTCAAGTCTTTACGTTCACAAGAAGTTCAGAACATCATAATACGGGATATAAAAAAATGCGGCAACCGATATAGAGGAGTCGGCCACCGCATCATATCCATTACTCTTAATGAATATATAATATCTTTCTATGCGAAACCTCTATCTACCGCTGTTGCTAAATTAATAAATAATACGGGAAACGCCAAAATAATAGAATGATAAAAATCACCATTTTACGGAAATATGAATTCAACAAACTCACCCGACCAGTTTTCACCTTCACGACAGAATTTATACACATCTCCAACCTTGTATAATATATAAACACATTCATCCATAACAGCAGCCTTCTCTGCGATTGATCGCATATGCTCCATTTCCCTCATTGACTTATTCCCTTGGCACAAGCAGTTTTTCATAATTCGGTTCAATTCCATTTTTTGTTAATAATACTTTATAGTTCGCACCTCCTTATAAATTTCTCAATAGAGGGCATAAGCCTGTACGTAACATAATGCCTCCTTGCTTTGGAGCTTACCTTGAAAATTTTATAACCATATTTCTTCTCAATATCAGAACCAAAAGAAACGCCATAGCTGGCAATCCTTATACCATTTGATATTGGTATTGCCGTGATGGAACTATAAAAATCTCCACGTATGATAAGGTTTGGAGTATTGTTCCCTCTTGCAGAAAAACCCAGATATGAAGGTTTCGGTTTCTGTATCTTTGTCTTCCAATTTTTATAGCGTTCGGCGTTTTTCTTCCAATGCTCTCCATAAGTTTTTTTAAAGTATGGGTCCTCTGTATATCCGGGAATTAAAGGACTTTCATCGCCATCAACACCACTATATAGCTGTTCTCGTATATATTCCTCAAACTGAGGAACATCCCTTTCCATCTTATCCCTTATCATTGGCTGAATGCCATCAGCCAATTTCTTCCAACATCTCGCGTATTCCTCCAATGTCATAGCAAAACGGGGGATCAATCTCCCCCGCCTCCTAAATTACTGTTATTGATAATTCTATTATATACGGAAACCAGCCTTGATTTCCGCCTTTCTCTAGAAATGTCCTTCCAGAATACATCTATATTCTGAGCGACAAACTCATCCAATGAAAGTTTGACCACCTCGGACTCTATAAATGTGACTCCATTAATTCTCATTGTACCCATTGTTCAATTCCAATGACCCCATTAGCCTGTAAAATAGAAGGAGATTTAAGCACCGGCACACCTCCTGTCGCTGTAAGCACACCGTTACTGTATTCCAGTGCTGATGCACCAGAAACGACCGTTGAAGCCTTCTCAGACAATATAGATCCATAATATGCAGTAAGATCCGTGCGGTCATAATGATCCACGAGCTTATATGTATTTTCAGGAGATGTCATTTTGACAAACTCAACGTAATTCAATCCCTTGAGAACATTTTCCAAATTGACACCCGCTTGCTTTACAGACATGTTTTTCATCATCTTCTCGGTATCGGAATACATCGCATTAAACGCAAGATAAGCCTTCTGACCGCTTGAATCATAAGCCTGTCCTGTAGGGTAAACACCAGATAATGCAAAACCCGCAAGTTCATCTGTTCCGTCATCTTCTCCGTAGATTACATTATTCTTGTCAAAAACATACATATCAAACAATGTATCCTTGTTGGCTACAAGATTAGCTTGTAAAGCTAGATTAAACTTACGCAACGTGAATGTATCCGTCCTTGCCGAATAGCCCGTTATTTCCGACCCGGCATAACCATTTTCTGTTGTATTGGGTTCACCGCCGCTTACCGCGTATTCCGAAAATCCTGTAATAGGATAAATTCTGTCCGGATAATCAGCATGACAGGCTTCCTCCAAAGCATCAGCAGTCAATTCCTTGGGCAGTTTTTTGCCATGAATGACCAATATAACACCTGCGACCTTGTCCGGTTGCAGGGGGCAGTAACTCATTCCAGTATTAAATCCGGACGTGCTGCCGCACTCTCTAATATCTGTTCGCATAACAATTCTGATTTTTAACTGTTAAATCCAAATTCTTTATTTCAATAGCATCTATCTTTTCGCCAACTTCCTTACCGTCAACATCAACAGCGCCACGTCTTCCAAAACTATAATTTTCTGAATATGTATGGCTTACAATACCGGAGTAACCGAAATCAAATTTATCACATTTTTTTAACTCTTCTATGAATCGGTAATACAAAGGTCGAAGAATACCTTCAAAAGATATCTCACGACGTTGTTCATTTGTATACTTTTCCAGTGTATTGGTAGCGATTATTATGTTTACAGATGCCTTACAAAAATAATTCTCACTATCCCTTTCCTCGTCTAAGGGAACATACAGCCCTATCATTGGGAATTTTCCCGATGCTGTCACCCTGCTTTTCCCAAGAAGAAGAAGTGTTTCCCTTATATAAGAACTGTCACCATATATGTAATTTATCTGTTGATCCATTCTTTTTGACAAGGAAGCACATACATCTGATATTATATCAATTATCATAGCCCAAAAGAATTAATTGTTTCCATCAATTCGAAATCGGTGGCGATATCCGGATAGTCCGCATTATTGGCTTGAAGCCATCTCACAAGTCTGATATTCATTCTTACCATGTCGTTCCATGCAAACATCATTTTCCTTTCGGGACTTACAAGACGACCATCATCTCCATCAGCCTTCACTCCTGTAATAGTCGCCTGAGTGTGATTATGTCTCAAGTAATGGAAGTATATATAGTTGGCGATGGGGGATTTGGAAATCTCCCTATCGCCATCACTATATTTCATGACAAGATGCGCTATAAGATCATCCCATCTTTTTTCCTTAGTTTTTCCATCGTTGGAAATATAGGATGAGAATTCCTTATACAACTTTTCCCCTAGGAGCTTCTCTAAATATTCCGGCTCATATTGCGTTACAAAGCCTTGAAGGCTGTCAACAATTGCCTTATTAGTCTCAGAAGGAGTATGTATATTCAATACTGCACCTTCGATATCAAGAATGCCACCTTGGAAAAAAGTATAATCCACCAACATTACACAATATCTTTGAGGTTCTTCTTTTTATTGAACAAATCTTCAGCACCGATTTTCTTAGCGTCCTCCATCAATTCCGAAGGAACAGTGGCAACACGTCCATCTTGGAAGAACTTACCTGCAAGTAACATATTAACACTTACTTTATCGCCTTTTTTATAAACGGCCCCGTCCTTTGCGAACTCAACCTCATAAGTTTTAGTCAAATTTACTTTCATAATATTTAATAAATTTATCCGCCAATACCGGCAGGGGTTATAGCTTCAATAACGGTCGCAATCTTATCCTTGACAAATGCAGTTTTATATTGCTTTTTAATATACACCATAAGACGTTTTTCACCAAGGATAGTCACCATATTTTTAGTGAAATCATCATTTTCCCATCCAAGTGTAATGGTAAGAACCCATACATCACGGATGTTAAGATAGTTAAAATCGCCAACCCAAATATCACCTTGTTTGATTGCAGTGCTGGTTTCCACTCTCAGACCTTGAATCAGTTCATCGCCAATACGGAAAGGACGAAGATATTGCCCATTAACATCCTTAGTCAACTGCATCTGCGCATAGTCAAGAGGATGCATAAGCACAAGATTTGGACGATAAGCCATATTGGACATTGACACAATCTGTGTATACATACCAACAATAACATCATAAGTGTTGGGCTTATCTACTTTCAGAGCTGTCAAAGAGAATGTAGGTATATCACTCCCAATCCCTTTAATCTGACCGCCGGAACCAGTACCAGACAGAATACCTTCTTCTTCTTTCAAACCAATACGATTGATAATCTCAGCCCTAACCTCCGCAACCAACTGAGGCAAATCAGATAATGTTTCTTCAGTTACTTTTGCGCCAAGAGCCACTTTGCCAGCATTGATAGTAACTTCTGCCAATGTACCGCTCATCATAGGCTTAAGACCGCCTTCTGGAACCCATTCAGCTTCTTCTTCACCTGGATTGAACTCCGCATAAGTCAATGATCGTGTAGATATTGCTGCCACATTGGCAAATTTACGGATTACAGTCTGGGAACGTGGATCAACAGATAACTGACTATCAATTGTCATGTTATAATGTGGTGCCACACCCGTACTCTTCAAGGGCTCAACCTCCTTCTTGTTTATAACAAGCGTAAGGCTTTTCTTAAAACCGGGGGACTGCTTACAAGCCGTTTTCAAGTCCACAGTTTTCTCTCCATGCTTGCCTACTGTGATGAAATCCTTCAGTTGCTCTTCAATCTGCTGGTCTACAGACTTGAACACCATTTGCCCGTCTTCATTCTTATGCATTGCACCTTTCATGCGAACGATTATCTCTTTCATCTCACCAAGTTCCTTACGCACTGTTTCCAATTCCTTTTCGGAATCTATCTTTTGAGAAACCTCATTTAATTTATCCTCAAAAGTTTTTTTGTCGATAGTATCGTCCATGAAATCGCCTACAGTAGCGTTTATTGCGTCCTGCAACGCCTGTAATGACTTCACGGAAACCTCATCCATTACCGACAAATCAATTTTGCTTAAAAAGTCAAATTTCATGCTTCTTTAAGTTTTAAAGGTTTTGTAAATAGTTTTATTTTTTCATCGGCTCCCTCTTCATCAAGTGGCTTGTCTGCCGGCTTGTATCGAGCGAGTGACATCGCTTTTCTTACTAACATTTGGATTTCCTCCCTCTTTCTTATCGGAAGTCCTTTACATACATCACTTATTTCAACCGGAAGTGACTCCAACGCACTTTCATATTCTTCTGCCGATTTCAGACCAAGATATTCAGTTTCTCCGTTACATCCTATGGACACTACGGATATCTCATACAGAATGACTTCCTTTACAACCAAGCAATCACGTTCCCTGTCATATTCACATTTTTCCCATACATAACTATAACCTATAGAGAACTGGTTCAAAGTGCCACTTTCAAGCTGCTTCAACGCTTGATTCCCTCTTTCCACATCATCAATAGACGCTTCAAAGTAAAGCCCTTTCTCATCTTCTTGCAGAAGCGTAATGCGTCCTATAGGCTCATGCATGTCATGCATCCACAACATGATAATCTTATCATTAGCAGAACTTCCCGGGCCTCTCTCCTGTATGCTTTTTGAAAAACAACCTTTCAGGAGCATGTCACCGGACTTATCAATGTTATTGAAAACCGCAGCATAGCCACTGATAGTTCTGCTGCCAGAATCATATTGTATCTCCTTTGCATAAAAAGCTAAGGATTTATACTGCTTCCCCAGCCTGTTTTTGTATTTGCTTGTCTCCATCATTATTTATTTCACTTTTAAATTCTCCCTTAGGATTATCAGGATCAATATCTGTAAAATTGGACATTTCGGTTCTTGCCTCTTCAAAAGTAATCAGCCGATTGTTATACAATGAAGCTACAGCATTAGAGGCTGTAGACAAGGCATCCGCCAATTCTTTCATATCCTTTTGAAGGCAAGGGACATGAGTGAAGTCCATTTTGATTATTGCCCTGTCCTTACATATAGCATTAGTCAGAGCCTCTGTTATAGATTCACTGTCAGGTATAATAAGGTCCTGATATGCCGCTTTCTTTGCTTGAGAAGAGTTATCATAAGTACTTCCTTGTATAATCAGATTGGGGTCAAAGCCTATCGTCTGAGCTATCGCTTCCAAACACGCCTTATCCTCCTCATGAAGCTTCAATTGGTCTGTATTTGACCCTAATGTAATCCACCCTAGTTTCTTAGGAGTCACCATGATTTCATACAACTTATGCACTATACCATATTTCCTTTTGAAATCATCCTGCAATTTCTTGGATTCAGACGGAGTAATAGCTGCATTCCCTACGTCAGTCGTATCATTTCCGTATAGTATCCCTTTAGGTCCTCCATTAACAATAAGGTTTCCTCTCCCTATCAGTTGAGCCATATAGTTTCGAGTATGAGTAGATAATGCGTCCACAGGGGAGTGGAAGGTAATTCTCCCTCCATTATTACTTGGAATATCCATTATCGAATCGTATATGACAAAATACTCCTCATCACCAAGTTCTATATTCTCATTTCCCCAACGTATATATACCCTTTTAGAAATTGAAGAAAGTTCTGTTTGAGTAAATGGGCTCTTACCAAGAGACTCCATGTAGAATAATTCGGGAGGTATTACCATCATGGATTTAGGAAGGTCGGATTTTAAAGCTCTTAATGTATAAATAGGGCAAAAACCGAAACACTTCAAAGATATCTCAACCTGCTTTATGAAAGAACGCCCACTCTGTATCACATTCGGACGATTCAGAAGAGTCACAATGTCTTTGAAACTCCTCTTCTCGTTTCCGTTAATATCCGTCACATAATACCGCCCATTCTGCATCATTCTTCCGCAATGATCTAGAACCATTGCAAACGGCCAACATTCATGTAAGGCTCTTGATTTCCCTTCAACGGTCGACATGTCAAAATCTATATTCCCTCTATTGCCATAAAACAGATTTTCCACCCATTTAGGAACATAAATAAAATTACCACCATCATCTTTACCATGATAAGTAGCATCACTATACATATCCTTATTCGACTTCTTTAAAGAAGGTATCTTAAACCATTGTTTCATTGTTCAACAATAAAGGCAACCGCCGTTATAATACAGCAATTGCCTCCACAGTGATCACGTTCTAAAAGTGGGTATGGTGTAACTTCACACCATGAAGGCTATTGCCTGCTACAAAGGAACAAATTAATTTATTCATTAACAAACAATTTAAATATTATTTTTGTTTAATCTAAATTAAAATAACAGATTATACAACATATATTTTATTAACCTTTTTCCCATGTGGATACAACCTGTTTGATATCTTCGCTATTGTCTTCTTGGGAAAATGGGATAGAGAGTAGGGCGTGGATTGAACGGCTGCTGTGCTTTTTGCTGGCGGTCGTTCTTTTTTTGTATTCTTATTTGCGAAAGAAAGAAGCAATATTTATCTTTGTGGAAGCGTGTGAAGATGCACGCCACATTAATTATGACGAAAGGACATACTACATATTTGATAAAGCCAAGAGCTTGTTGCGGATTAGTTTCCGTAGCAGGCTCTTTTTTGTTTTGTATAACAAAATAAAGGTTAGCTTGAAAATCGGGTAATCCAAAACGTGTAATTAAAGGATTAAAAAAGGATTGAACTATAATTTTTGTATAATGAGAAAGGAGACAAAAGAAAACATTCAGTATTCAACTGCCGTGGGGATGCTTGTACTGGGAGCGTCCTTGGCTGTGGCCGGCTTTGTGTGCTCGGAACCTATGGGGCAGATACACGACAGTGTATTGTGGTTGTTTGCTCAATGTCTGTTGTATGCCGGTAGTGTTTTTGGCATCAGCATCTATATTAACAGTCGCTTTAATAATTTAATAGAGAAATTAAAAGAAAAGGAGGGAAAGAAATGAAGAGTTTACCAAGAGGTCTTAGAAATGCAAATCCGGGTAATATCCGAATAACAAAGGATAAATGGCAGGGATTGAGAGAAAAACAGACAGACAAGGAGTTTTTTCAGTTTGTAGAAATGAAATGGGGTTATCGTGCTTTAATCCGTACATTGCAGAATTACAGAAGGAGACACAACTGTGTTTGTATTGCAGACTTTATTACAAGATGGGCCCCACAGACAGAGAACAATACAGGGGCTTACATCAGACGGGTATGTCAGGATATGCAGGTACCTTCAGTATATGTTCCGGACATTGAGGATAAAGATACGATGTGCTCTTTGGCTGCTGCTATATCTTATGTTGAGAATGGTGTTCCTGCCGTAATGGAGGATATCTATAAGGGATGGGACCTGCTATGAAACTAAGGATCTATATATGGATTGCAGTAGGGATAGCATTGCTATTGCTGTTTGGGTCATGCCGGAGTATAAGGTATGTTCCCGTAGAAACAATAAGGACTGACAGTCTTTATCTTACTGTGTACGAACGTGACTCTATCCACATTAAGGATTCTGTCTATATAAGAGAGAAGAACGATTCAGTATTAGTTGACAAGTGGCATATAGTCTACCGTGACAGGACAATTAACGACACAGTTTATGTAGAGAAGGAGAAAGATGTAGGGGTTCCCTATCCTGTGGAGAAGGAATTAACATGGTGGCAGAAGACAAAATTAGAACTAGGAGAGTTATCTATAGGTATTATATTAGTATTGTTAATCGTAGTCATTTGGTTGATAAAGAAGAAGGGAGGTGCAAGATGAGATAGCATATCAAGTATTATCCGCCATAAGTAGAAGTGTGACAGATAATAAAAAACTCATTTAATAAAAGTAATTCTTTCAGGGGGCAGAATTAAAATAACCCCCGACACTTGAAGTTTAACGCCAATCAAACTTTAAAGCATACAAAAGCATACATAGGTAAGTGTCAGGGGTAGTAATATCCTTACTTATTTCCTACGTATGCTTTTGTCATGATTGTATTTGATTGGCAAGGCAAAAATACAACAAAAATTTAAACCACAATGTGTAAGTCTGAAATTTTTGCCAAAATAATAGCTCTTGTTTCTAAAGGAACAGAAATACCTACCGAATTAATAGTAAGTGACAACCGTGTCACAGAGATTGTTAACGCTAGATATATCCTTGTATATATTCTATACGAAAAAGGATTTTATCCATCTCAGATTTCTTCTCTCATTCATAAAACTAAGCGTTCAGTGAACTATATGATATCAAATTTTCATATACGTCTAAAAAGTGAAAAATGATGAGAATATATTGGGATAATATAAAGAATTTGTTGGGAAACAACTGATTCCTCATGAGATATGATATATATACTTTTGTGAACGGTCGATTTTGACCGGGATACAAAATACAAATACTTATGGAACGAACTTATGTTTTTAACCAAGACGGTGGAACCGGCGCAAACAATGGTCTGCTTGCGTCCATTCTTCCGTCCTTGCAGAGCCGTGGAATTGACACAGGCTATCTGATGGGGCTGATGGGAGGAAATGGAAACGGCGGCTTTTTCGGAAACAATGGAGGTTTTCAGGACATCATTGCATTGATTGTGATTGCAGCCATCTTTGGTAACGGAAACTTTGGATTCGGCGGCAACAACAATAAGGGTGCCGATGAAGGAAGAGAAATGATCATGCAGACACTTAACCGGAACGGTGTGGACATTGCATCATTAGCCCAAGCTGTTAACACCTCTTCAGACCAAATCCTTGCCGGTATTAACTCTGTATCACAGGCAATCTGCGGTCTCGGTAACCAAATGGGTCAGAACACCAACAGTATCCTGACTGCGATTATGCAAGGTAACAACGCTCTGACATCTCAGATCTGTAGCTGTTGCTGCGATATGAAACAGCTTGTAACCACACAAGGATACGAGAGTCAGCTTGCAATGTGCAACCAAACTAACGCATTAATCAACACTGCTAACCAAAACACATTGTCATTGCGTGACGGTGCTACTGCCAACACGAATGCTATCCTTGCTAAACTTGATGCAATTCAAAATCAGGCATTGCAGGACAAGATCGCATCTCTTACTGCGGAAAAGGCTACTTTAACAGCCGAAATATCCCAGCGTAATCAGAACGCCACTATCCTGAGTGCAGTAGGACAACAGATTGCTCCTTTGGCAGCCGGATTGCAGGCATTACAAAGCGATGTTGATGGAATCAAATGCAAGCTCCCCAATACTGTGAGTGTTCAATACCCCAATTTAACCGCTATTAATACAGATTGTTTCCGTGCAGCCGCCTACGGTGCATATATGGGTGACGCTGTATACGGACGTAGTGGATGTGGTTGCAACAACTACTGGGGTTAATCCGGTAAGAAAGGAGGTAGATATGTGGCCTAACTTTTTTACAGGATTCCCATTCCCATCAATCGGAAGAGCAAACTTCAATACTCTTCCTACGGTGGCTGTGACAGTCGGTACGGAGAATGTTACTCTTGAACTCCCTAACCATGCGTTCCGTAACAGGGATTATGTTGGGGGATTCTATATCAGTCTCCGACAAGCTATACCTGCCGGTACAACTGCTACACTTCCGATATTGATAGGAACTAATGGGGACACAAGACCGTTGATGGCTTATAACAATGAGCCTGTGACTGTTGCAAACTTGGCTGGAACCGGCATCTATGAGATTCATTATAACAAGTACACCAACGAATTGTATCTTGTTAATGGAGGGTACAGACCGACAACGGCTCCGGCTCCTACAGTAGAAACCGCTTCTTTACGGAGCAAGTAATAATTAACATGGAGTTTTGTGGTGGTTCCCAAAATGGGAATAGCCACACTCCTTAAAATTAAACAATCATGTTTCAATCACTTCGTACCAATAACCAATTGTATATACTTCATAAGGATGCTAACCCGTTTATCGAATACGGCCCGGTGGTCAGCGTTTCCGCTCCCAAGCCGAAATATCCTATGGCATCCCCTATGGGACAGTTGCCCCAAATGGAAATGGTTGTGGATGTTGTTGTCTGCATCAACGGGCAGAACACGACATTCCAAAATCTTCCTGCCGGCATGGATATAGCCGACTTCGGACAGAACGGGAATATCGTAGTGTCATGCTCGCGTGATGCTATGAATAACGAGGTCGCTTCTATGAAACAGAAAAGCATAGACATCATCAACAGTATGGACTTCCACAATTCCGTCATTGCAGGGTGTGACAAGATGCTTACGCTCTTGAACCCTGAATTTGCCGAGAAACAACGTCAGGAGCAGGAAATATCCTCTCTGAAAGGGCAAATGGCGGAAATGAGCAAGAATATGTCTGACCTTATGGATTTGAACAAACGGCTCATGGAACAGCTCGGAGTGGTTGAAACATCCAAAACAAAGAAATGATTATGGGAATGTGGGAAATATTAGAAGAAGGGCGTGACGATTACGGACGCGGCTTCGGTATGAGAGGTGACGAGGTGGAGGAAGCCTATAAGGAAGGCTGCCGCAAAGGTTACGAAAAAGCCATGAGAGAAATGCGCGGAGAAATGGGTTTCCGTGATGGTGGAAGAAGTTATTCAGGTGGTGGAAGCTCATCCGGCATGGATGAACGCAGATACCCCGGATACTTTCCTGAATATCCGCGTATGGATGACATGGGCGAACGCAGACGCAGACGCGCTAACGGTGAGTTTTATTAATGGTGGAGGGGTGAAATGCCCCTCTTTTTAAATAAAGGTTATGGAACAGAGATTGGATACATACAGCAGATTTCCATCGGGCATGAGGGAATATCTGGAAGCATACGGCTTTCATTTCAGCAAGAAACTTTATGAATGGGCCGTTTCAAAAATGAAGGTGAAAGACGAAGCCACGGGCAAAGAGAAAAAGCTGGAGCCGTGGAGCAAAGATGAAGTGGACGATATGCTGAAAGCGAACGGAATTACCATTGAGCACGACAAGGGTTATGACGTTGCTTATGTCGCAAACATGCTGAAAGCGGATTTCTATAAAAAATCATTGGTTGACGAGGCTCACTTATGCAAGCATATAAAATGCTACCTTGATGATATTGATGGCGATCCTTGCAGGGCGTTTGACGAGTTCTTTGCCACCTGTATAGGTAAAGGGATTCCTGTAATCTGGTCGGATGTGATATGATTATTCAGGAGTTCTACATACCGAAATATGGAGACTGGCACGTCAAAGTGTATTATGCGGTACACACCTATTGGGCGGATCGGATCATTATGGACCTGTACCGTATAGGATGCAGGGGGGATTCCCTCAAGCGTGCGTATCGCAATCTGACCGAAGGCAGAATGAATACCGGTCTAACCTATTCGGACTACAGGAGAAGAGAGACAGTAATGGTTATCTCACTAACCTCTACCCCCGAAGAGTTTCAAAATTCGTGGGACCACGAAAAAGGTCATTTGTGCCGGCATATCTCCAAGGCTTTCGGGATTGATCCTTATGGAGAGGAAGCGCAATATCTCAGTGGATATGTCGGTCAAAAGATGTTTCCTGTAGCCAAAAAGTTCTTATGTGAACATTGCAGAAAAGGACTGGAAAAATAATAATCGAACAGAAGCGTTCTTTGACTTGTTGGAATTACCGCTAAATTAAAAGTGTTAATAGCTATCTTTGATATTGTCATATTGATATAATTACCTATATTTGCACCATATAGGAGTGCTGGTATGTACAACAGCATCACCTTTCACTATAATAAGGAATTTACAGGGACATCGTAATTAGAGAGCCTTCTGTAAATATTGGTATTATTTTCTTGTACTATGAATAAAGTAATTAATATTCCAAATGCGGATAGAGATGAACGAATAGGTAGTGTTTTCAATCATTTATTTTCTGTCATTTTTGCGAATGAACAAATAAGGGATAATGATGTTCCTGTTTGGGATTTTTCAAATACCTCTTTTTTTCATCCATTCTTTTTGTTCCCATTTGCCATATATAAAAGCAAATGTAAGAACGTACAGTGTAAAAATGTGGTTGGATATATGAGAAACTATTTAGAATGTGTTAAGTTCTTTGATATGCTGACAATAAAAGATGACATGGACCTAAATAGTGCGTTGAAAGAATATTTAGGGAAAAGTTATATCCCTATATGTCGCTTTAGTCGATTGAATAAGAATATAGATTCAATGCAGACCATTATTCAAGGAGTTATTGAAAAACAGAAAAATTTAGATTTAAAACTTAAAACTCCACTTTCGTATTTGATTAGTGAATTAATTTGCAATATAAATCAACATTCTGATAGTGATTATGGTTATATATATACGCAATATCTGAAACGTGAGAATTGTTTGGATATATGCATAGCTGATGATGGAATAACAATTTATGGAAGTTATGTCAAGTCACAAAAGATGCTTGATAAGATAGGTGACAATGAAGCTGAAGCATTGAAATATGCAAATGAAGGATATTCGACTAAAGACCTTCCTGATGCTGAAAGTAGAGGGTTTGGTATATCATCTACTAAAAGTATGATTGTGGAAGGTCTTGGAGGGGCATTCTTTATGTTGTCAGGAGGGGCATTCCATAGGCATGATGCATCTGGCGGAAGTGATTATGTAAAATTGCCTGAAACTATTAATTGGAATGGTACGATTATACTTATGAGAATACCATTGACAGTTAGTGAAGAATTTGATTATACGAAGTATATAAAATAGGAGGTATTATGAAAGAAATAATTAAGCTTCATGATCTACTAGGATCTGAAATACGCTCACGTTCTAATGCTGAAATTTTACGAGAAAAAATAGCAGAGCATAGTGGTTCTATAATTGATTTAAGCGATGTTTCTTTTATTTCGAGATCATTCGCTGATGAACTATGTATTTTAGTTGAGAAACATATTATTCAATTACGCAATGCCAGTGGTGTTGTGCAGAATATGCTATCTGTTGTTTCTGAAAGTAGGAAGAAAAAAAGAGTTAGAAAGACTGATGATACCAAAATAAAAGAATTTGATGATATGGAAAGTTTGACATCTTTTCTGGCTACAATTTGATAAGAGTGTATTCTAGGCATATCAATTGAAAATAAATCAAAGCGGTAATTCCCAACGGTTTTACCGCTTTTTTTATGTTTATATATGGAAGAAGATAAGTTGAGCATATTGCTTGAACAGGCTGATGATGTGCCTCACTGGTATTTTTGTCGTTTACTTGCTGTGATGCGATGGAACGTATAGAGAGGTGGATATACAGGCTGATACCTCTTGTCGTGTTGGCAAGGGTGATATCGTTGTGCCTATGAACTAAAAGCGATAACTCATAAGCACAACGGATGGATTTATATAATACTGTTTAATTTTTCCGCATGTTTTTCTACCGAACTATTTAGAATTTTTGCATAAACTTGTGTGACTGAAACCTTCGTGTGCCCTAGCATCTTAGACAACGTTTCGATAGGTACATCATTTGCTAAAACAACAGTGGTAGCGAATGTATGCCGGGCTATGTGGCTGGTTAAGGGCTTCTTTAAGCCGATAAGTTCAGCTATGATTTTAAGGCTTCTGTTAAATGACTGTACAGTAGGTACTGTAAATTTATAATCGTATTTTTTTAGTATTTCCATTGCTGGAGTAAGTATAGGCGTGTAAAATTTGGTTCCGGTCTTGATACGTTCTCCGTCTATATATGCAACTCCGTTATGTTCTACAGTACATCTGTCATAATCAAACATGTATAAGTCAACCCATGATAAGCCGGTATAGCATTGAAATATAAACTGGTCACGTACTTTTTGTAATTGTCGATCATTCAACTCTATATTGCGGATAGATTGCAGTTCGTCCATTGTGAGAGGCTGTCTTGTTTTATATCGACCATGTTTATCTTTGAACACCCTGTAAGGTGTGTCCTCGATAAGTCCAAGCCGAAGCGCTTCATTAATATAAGGTTTTATTCTCTTATGGTATCCATGTATTGTTGTCTGTCCTCTTGTTGGATCTTCTCTTCTTATAAACCTGTCAAATAAAGCTATATTTTCAGGAGTGATATCGTCAAATGTTTTAATTGCCCCGGAGCGTTTTAGAGCTTCCAGTGCTATAAGGTGCGCTCGTTTGGTTGACCATTTAAGATCCCTTCTCTGTAACTCGTCATAAGCGAAATCTAAAAATGACGATTTAGACTTTACGTGTTTTTCGTTATAAAAAATATTAAAGTTTTTTAGATTGATGTCTTTTCCTTCTCTTCTGATATTTTTGATAATGTCCTCAAATTTTTTAATATGCTTTGTTATTGCCCTATTTAATTCTTTAAATTTGGCGTGTCGTACAACGAATTCTCCATCCCATTGGTTTGAATACAGTTCAATGTCTGTTGAGATCCATTTTCTTTCTGTACGCGAGAATTGAATTTCAATTTCAACCTTAGCTGATTTCTCCGGTGTTGCTTTCTTTTTTCTGTCGAATACCGGCTTGATTTTCCATGTTTCCATACTGTTTCTTTTTTAATTTATAATTTGTTAATTACGGTAAATGTGATACCAAGTGTGATACCAGCTGTGATACCAGAAACAAATTGGTATCACACTTGGTTCAACAATGTAACGATAAGTAACGCAGAGTAACGGTGGTAGCCATTAAAAAGGTTACTTAAACATGTTGGAAATCAGTCGATTAGGTTTGTAAGATGTTGATTTATAGTCTATTGGCGTAAAATAAAAAAAAAGGGGGCATTTTGACCCCCTTGAGCCGAAACCGGGAATCTAACAAATTATTTATAATCAACTGATTAAGCGTTGTTTTTTGCCATTGGTATCACATAGTAAAAATATTCAACTCGTTTCTGAGCCCTGTAGAAGGCTTTTTTTATGTTTTTGTGATACCGACAAATTCCGTTTTTAAGTTAAAAAATCCACCTATTTTTAACAAGATTGTATAGCGTATCATATTACTTTTTCATACAGTTTACCATTGATTGTTAGATAGGAGTTAAAACATAATGTTTTGCTTAGAATATTAGATTAATGACGTTATTCTATAATTTCTCCCAAATCAATATCAACGATAATTTTTTCGTCTGTAGTGGTATTGTCATAAAATATAATTTTTAACGAAATAACCATTTTATTTCCACTAGTAGATATGTTTGTATAATTGAGTTTAGAAGGCTTTTTATATTTATGATTGATATAGCTATATAGATTTATATCTGTTCTTCCTTTGTCAAGGTCAAATATTGACATACCGTCATAAGAAGTCCTCCCGTCATCCCAATCGACTAGCACATATTTTCTTCCCAAAATAGCGTCAGGACTACCAAACCCAGCTAGATGTATATGGTTATTTTCTTCTATTATATTTCCGCTCTTGTCAATAATAAAATATCCGTTATTTTTCCCTATTATAATAGAATCCCCATATCTTATAGCTGCATTTTCGTAATCGCAATTATATGCTCCGTCATTACATATATATTTAGTAGATATAAGATCCCCATTCAGATTATAAATGGCAATACACTCGGCTGAGCATTTTAACATCATTGAAATATTAACAAAACCAGACCATTTACACAATAATAAATTATCATTGTCAAAAAAAGGATATCCTGAAGATGGCTCAAAAGCTACTGTTTTGTATTCTCCATATCCTAAATAATATATCTACTGGATCAGGAATTATCATATCTTTCTCCCATATAATCTTATTATCACTTCTTCTTTCTTTTACCAGCCGCTTTTTAGATTCATTATTTATTGATGCATAATATATATGCGTTGAATCTTGGGCTAATAATTTCCATTCATTAGTTGTTAAATAATCATCTACGGGAATGTTATCTTCGTTATTACTACAACTGGATATTACTCCAATAAGTAATAAAGATATTAGCAATACTTTTTCCATAATATCTATTTTTTATTAAGACTAATCGTTTTATGAATATTATTCTTTTCTGGCTCTATTTTATTGCATGTAATTAGATTTAACTCAACTCCGAAAAGAAGTCTTTCTAATCTATCATGTTGGTTATTCATCTTAATGGCAATGTCTTCTAATTTGTGTATTATATCATTGTTCATGTCTAAGGTTTTTAATCTCCTTAAAAAACATGATAAGATGTTCATTTGTTTAGCTTACATTTGGTTTTTGTAACTGTTCTTTCAATTCGGTGTTTTCATTTTTAAGCACTTCGACAACATTTAGTAAGTCATCCATACGTGTTTGGTATGTTTGTATTACTTTTATAAGGACTTCAATAGTCTTTTTGCTGTCTATTTGTTCTTCCTGTAAATCTATGTTAATATTTTTTGTTTCAATTTGATGTGGTGCGGATGTTTTATTAGTTTTTGATTCTAAATCAAGTGATGCTGGCTCAGATTTAAGCATCTCACCCTCTCCTGTAAGAAGCCAAATAGGATCGTATTCAGGGTATCTATTTACTATTTTACTAGCAATTGATGCTGATATCTTCTTTATTTTTTCACTTTGCAGGTCATATATTTGAGTAGGATGAACTCCTATTTCTTTGGCAAAAGGACCTGCTTTTATACTTTTAGATTCTAAAAGTTGGTTAATAATATCTTTCGCTTTCATATTAATATAGTAATTACTATCTTTGTATTGTAACACTGCAACTGTTACTTACAAATGTTTAAACTTGCCTGGCATGGCGTTTAATATATCAAAAGAGGATTCGCGTTGGTTGCAGTAACGTGGGTTCTCTTTTTAAATTTTATATTTATGAATAAAGAGTCCAATTCAGATCTTTTGCAAAACATTTCCAAACTAAGCGATGGGAATGTAATAAAGTTCCTTTTAGGTGCTTCTGAGCAAGGTAAATTTCCTCCCGAAATCTCCGACTGTATTACTAAAGTCGTGGACTACATGAATGAAAACGAGGTTCGTGTAGATCCGGGCTTCCGTTACAGCTTGAATATATCTTTATTCCGTAAGGATAAGTATTGGATAAGGACTATCACAGACAGGGTAACAGGCGAGATATTATATGAAACCAAAACCCGTCAATGCTTTCCGGATAACCGTACTATCTATACGGAGTTGGAATATGGCTTATTCGGGAGTAGTATCTATCATCCCAATTATGCTATTCAGCGAAACAAACAATGATGCAATTGTTTGTGCAAACTCAATACATTTGTTAGCCTCTTCGGGGAAATCACTTTCTAGTTTTTTCCCCATTATTTCAAGTTCCAAGCTCATTTTTTGAATATTAGCTTTCTTTATTTCATACGCGGCTTTGAATCCTCCGAATTGGGCTATTTCATATAGCTTGCAAGTAGGATATATATCACTACAATCCCAATATTGAGAAATATTTTCTTTTATTATGTATCCTTTTTCAAAGAAGTCCATAATCACCATTTCAAATTGTTTCCCATTAATTCTTAAATTGGGAACATCATTAGGAGTAAAACAGAATGTTTTTCTTTCATGAGCCGCCATATCAAGGATCGCTTTCATTATTTTATCCTTTTCCTTAGGAGTTATAGCCCCACAAAAGTTGCGTTCGTTTGAATGTTGAATGTCAATCATATTACCTCCTTTTTTTATCGCGTAATCTTATCTTTCTTATATTCAGCTTTTTATGTATTATATTATTTAGAATATGATCTAAATAATAGCCTTTTATATAGTTTTTACTATAATATATTTGCCAGCAATAGTAATTACTATATATTTGCAATGTGAAAACGAACTGAATACAGTTTTATTTCGCAACGGCAATAATTAATATACAAATATATGAATAAAATAGGAAGAACCAAAGAAATCCCACGGATAATCGTTCCACAAGGTGCACAGAAACACATCGCATCTCATTTCGGGGTTAGCGGTGAGACAGTACGCAGAGCATTAAAGTACATTATCAACACTGAACTTGCAGTAAGAATAAGGGAAGAGGCGATAAAGAATTATGGTGGTGCAGAATCCATTATCAGAGTGAAAATATAAATATTCAAGTGTTATGATGACAAGAACAGAAATGAATATGCTCACGGAAAGATTTGCAGAAGTGACGGGAAAACAGAATGATTCTGTAATGAATTCTGCTAGATGCGCAGAATATCTAGGAATATCTCAAGGAGCTTTAAGAAAACGCGTTCATGATGGTACTATCCCATATACTAAAAAGGGTAAACTGTTGTATTTCTCTAAACAAGATGTAAATAAATACTTATTAGATAAATAAAAAATGAGCAAAGCAACCGATTTTATAAATAATAAATGCTACCAGCTTGGTAATCCGGTAGAACCGTTGATTTTTAAAGCTGACGCGCTGGAAGCCGTCCGCATCGCATCTAAAGAAATGGAGGATAAGGCAATAGAAGCATACAAGAGTTTGTGCCCTTGTTATCAGAATGGGAAATGCAAGCATTATCCCCACAACCAAAAACAAGGTACACGAATATGTGATATGGAATGTGATCGTATAAGTTATCTAAAGAAACAATTGGCTTGTATTTCAACAGATAAATAAATATATCCCCTCCCGTAAGATTCGGGGTAACAACCGGTTTAAGCCGTTGAGGGGAGCTACTTAAAGTTCTTTCACATCATTGTAAATGCTTATATGGTGTAACTCATAAGCCGTATAATGCAGACAAACGGACTAATTATAGGAGTCAATACCAGCAGGGATGCCGTGACGTATTGAGGGTCTATAATAATTGATTGAACATACTTTCGGTGCACCGATTTGTCCTTAGTGCATTAAGTAAACTTGGTTGGGCACAAGTACCGCCGGAAGGTCTAAATATATCCCCTCCCGTAAGATTCGGGGTAACAACCGGTTTAAGCCGTTGAGGGGAACAATATAAAAATGCATATTATGAAAACAGCTAATTTTATCATGTCTATATTTGCCACCCTATGTTCTTTAGGAATGATTTATGGTGCGATAGTTACGGAAAGTCCTATAAAATCCGTATCGGTGATTATATTTTCTATTATCTCATTATTTTGTGTGAGATTGGTGGTAATGACATATAAGGAGTTAAAGGAATATTAATGATTTTTTCATCTAGTTTTTTTGTTATTTTCATAAAGTTAATGTTGTCTGTCCGTGCCGGTGTGTGAATATAGGTACGGAATTTCACCGTCCATGGTTGGTACTGTCTAAGGTAATAAACATAAATAATTATCTGTTCTAATCTCTACTTTCATTTAACGGATAGTATGGCGGTTCGATTCCGCTGACGGTGGCTGTAAGTTATCAAAGTTATAGATTAAGTCGTTTAGGTTTTGCTCCTGTAGTCTGTGAAGATAGCAGGAGCTTTTTAATTGGAAACAAGTTAAGTTATCATGAATAAAGATATTATAAAAATGAAAGCCAAGGAGTATGCGGATGGTATACGAGGGCTTACCCATAAAAAGACAGCATCAGTGGATTTTGAAAAAGGTGCTCAATTTGTTTTGGAATCCATGAAATGGAGGAATGCAGAAAAAGATCCTCCACCATTGGACACAAGAGTGCTTGTGAAGAGTTCCGGGAAATTTGTGAATACCGGGATGTTGGTATTCGATAGTGAGCATAAGAAGAACATTTGGATATGTGGAAATACTAACCGGGCATGGGACATTGATTTTTGGAAACCATTGCCACAATAATATAAATATCATGGAAAAGAAATATCAAATAACAAGTTACCAGCTTGTGTATGCCAGTGGTGGCAGGGATACAGTAAAATTGTTCATGCCTGTTATGGTGGATGATTTGGAGAAATACCGTAACAGTATCCGTGCGACACATGATTGCATTGGTGTAAATCTTACTTATACTGAACTGCCATGAACCCATATATAGTTCAAGGCGTAACGCTTGTGTTTTATGACGGAGAACGTGAGGAACTGTCTGTCTTGGATAGTAAGATTACTGACAGACCTCCCAAACTTCTTAAAGAGCAAATTCTTGACGGATTTTCCAAGATGGAGAATCCTCCGGTTAAAGTTGAACTTAAAGTAAAATGGTTATGAAGAAAGGTGATAAAGTACGTGAGATAGGTGATACGCTGACAGGTACGATTGTTTATATCGCTAACGGATATGCTGATGTCAAATATCCTAATATGAAAGGTGTATGCTCATTGCCGATCCAATTTCTTGAAAAGGTATGAGAACTATAAGCCAGATAAGCGATGAATTGGAAAAGCTTTATTCAGAGCTTGATATAGTCCAGTCAATGAGTGAGGAATCGGTAAGGCTCACATTCAATGCTGAATGTAAGGGCAAGTATATATCCTTGCTTAATGAAGAAATCGATTCTCTAGAAAACGAACTTGAAGAAGTGGAAAGATATCATGGCAGGAAGCGGAACTTTGTAAGGACTGCGGACCTGCCTTTTTTGTGTTGGTAAATAATAATTTTATAATGAGTGAACAGTTAATATACAGTAAGATAGCCAATATCCTCAAAGAGACAAAGGCTATCACCAAATCGGAGAAGAACCAGCAACAGGGATTCAAATTCCGTGGGATTGACAACGTTATGAACGAACTTCATGAATTATTCTCAAAAAATGAGGTGTTCATACTACAGGAAGTGCAGAACTTCACAACGGAGAAAAGGATAACGAAATCCGGCGGTACGAACACATTTACAAGGGCTACGATAAAGTTTAGGTATATGACCACTGATGGCAGCTTTGTGGAAACTGTAAATGTGGGTGAAGCAATGGACGCAGGCGATAAAGGAATGAATAAAGCAATGAGCATAGCGTTGAAATATTCTTTGCTTCAATTGTTCCTGATTCCTACAGAAGAGCAAAAGGACCCTGATAGTACGACACCTGAAGAAACGGATTTCCTTGCGATGGCATTGCAGGAAGTAAGATCAAGCCTGTCAATCGAGACATTACAGGTAGTATGGGGAAATTATAAGGAATTACAGAGTGACAAACGTTTTGTTGAAGCGGTGACAAGAAGGAAAGGAGAACTGAAATGAAACTAATCAAATCACAAGTCGTTTTCAATCCCGATGAACATACTTATATGCTAGGGGATAAGGAACTAAGTGGTATTACTTCCGTGATAGGCAGACAGCTTTTCCCCGATAAATACCGTGATGTCCCCGAAGACGTGTTAAGGAAAGCGGCTGAAAGAGGTACTATGATCCATAGTATCTGCGAACTTGTCGATGATATGGGGATAACTCATGACAGCGATGAAGCACAAGGATACAAGGAACTGAAAGATAATTGGGGATTGAGGTACGAATGTTCCGAATATCTTGTATCTGACAATGAGCACTATGCAAGCTGTATCGACAAGGTTTATCGCGAAAATGAAACTGATTTTACTTTGGGAGATATAAAGACCACTTACGTGCTTGACAAGGAATCCGTAAGATGGCAGTTGAGTATATATGCATACTTTTTTGAGTTGCAGAATCCGGGATGCAATGCGGTAAGGCTTATAGGTATATGGTTGAGAGGTAAAAACCATGAGATAGTAGAAGTTGAGAGAATACCATCAGAAGTTGTAATGAATCTGTTGACATGTGATTCGGAAGGCAGACAGTTTGTGAATCCCTATTCCATATCCCCTGTTACTCTTCCCGACGAGTACCGAAAGATGGAGAGGACAATACAGGAAATTGTGTCACAGGCAAAATACTGGTCCGATAAAAAGAAAGAAATAACTGATGGCGTTATGATGGCTATGGTAAAAGCTGGTGAATATAGTTGGAAAGGTGATATCATATCATTTACTCGCAAAAAGGACACTATCAGAAAGGATTTCGACAAGAAAGCGTTTGAGAAAGATTATCCTGATTTGTATAAGAAATATTTAAAAGAGATTCCAGTAGTTGGAAGTGTAACATTAAAAACAATATAATTATGGCAATTTTAAGTGGTTCTATCTGTCTCTCTGATATACCTCGTGAGCAGATGAAGAAAATTAAGTGTAAAGACGGAGTTGAAAGAATCTATGTGAATGTGGCTGTTATCGAGCGCAAAGAGAAATCCCAGTTCGGGCATACGCATTTCATCACTTGTTCTCCTAAAAGAGAGGAACGGGTAGAAGGTACACGGTATATTTTTGGAGACCTCAAAGAGTTTGTACCTCAGAATACATCACCCACCCCAGAGGATATAAATAATGCTCCGAGTGTTTCCCAGGATGATGATCTAGATTTGCCCTTCTGATGAAATACGATGGTTCCAATCCTCTCCACGTCCAGCAGGCAAGAGCGAAGCTGGAGAAGTTGATAAAGGAACAGAAGGTGTTTGAATTGACGGAAAAGAGACCGCAAAGGGGTATTCAAGCCAACAAATACCTTCATGTCTGCCTTGCTTATTTCGGTTGCCAAATCGGTGAAACTATGGAATATGTAAAGCGGAACTATTACAAGATTCTCTGCAACAAAGACACTTTCGTCCGTGAGAGAGAAGACAAGTTTTTGGGTAGGATAAAGTACCTACGAAGCTCTTCTGACCTTGATAGTACAGAGTTTAGCCTTACCATTGAAAGGTTTCGGAATTTCGCGAGTGCCCAATGTGGTATATATATCCCATCTCCAGACGAAGAACGTTTGGTTCGGTTGATGGAGATAGAGGTTGAACAAAACAAATTTCATATCTGAAACAATGATTATACGAATTAGTGCCTTTATCATTATGGCAATATCTTTCTTGATATTGTTTTATAAGAATGACAGTGATAATTATATGGCTATCCTGTTACAAATAATAGTATGGCTGATGTTGATATATGCTGAACTTTGCGATATAGAATCGCTCCTTTAGGTTATTATCATGAAACTTACTTTGACAAAACAAGAAGTGCTTCTCATCCAGTTACTTCTTCATATTTATAAAAACGAGTTGCCCGATGACGGAACAGAGAAGCATGGACGTTTTGTCGGGAAGCTGTACAAGAAAATCAAAAGACAAATTATTAATCAATTAAAGCAATAAAATTATGGAATCGAATATTTCGCGGGATCATATTGCGCTTGAAGCAATGAAGTGCATGATGATGACAGCAAAGCGCAGGAGAACTTTATGGAACAGAGTTGTAACATTGTTCAACCCTTATGCGGAAAAAAGTGTATGTAACTTTAACACACAGAGTACAGCAGATATAGCATATCAGTTTGCCGATGCAATGATTAAGGAACGTAATAAGACAAAGGAGGAATAATATGTATTACGAGGTAAAGTTAAAGGTGATGAAACCTAACAAGGACGGTCTTGAAAAAGAAGTAAAAGAACACTTCATTACAGACTGTTCACTTTTTGCAGAAGCGGAAGCCAAAGGGCTTGAACAGTACGCATCTGATAATATTGAATCTGATGTCTTCTCCATTTCACGTTCAAACATCATTGAGATAATCAACGAAAAGACAGAAGACAAGCCATTCTTCAAGGCTACCATTGTAGATACTCAGATTGATGAGAACGGCAATGAGAAAGAATTGAAATACTATAATTTGGTTTGCGCAAAGGATTTAAAGGAGGCAAACACTTTGATGGAACAACACCTTTCACAAGGTTTGTCTGATATGAGATTGGATGCGATTGTTAAAACCAAAATAATTGATTTGATTTAGTTATGGAAGAGTTTATTTCAGATTGGTTCATTCCGATGGATTTCGGTAATGATATGCCGGGCGAAGAACCTAACGGTGAGGATAATTTTAGATTTATTTTCTTATAAACTTTATGCCTTCCCGGTCTGTGAAGATAGGGTGGGCAAACATGGGATAAAATGGTCATAGGGTGCTAAGACTAAATGAATGGAAATTTCAAGTGTACATAGAAATGGAAGTCATCAAGACCGTAGCTGAGAGTAATACATTTGTTGAGTAGTTTAAAGATCGTAGGATAGCCAATCTATGGACGAAAGCGAGAAATCAGACGATACTTGTGTAGGTTCGACTCCTGCTTATCCCTCATAAATGTGAGCCACACATCAATGGCACGGGTTAATAAATAATGGTTGTGCCCCGGAGAATACGCTTCGGGTCTTTAATTAAAAGAATAACATGGAAACAAAAGAAATTACTAAGACTGTTTACATCGCATATGATGGGGAAGAGTTTCTTTCAAAAGAGGATTGTGAAAAATATGAGAATTTTGCAAAAGAAATACTTTCACGTATTAAATATTTCTGTATCAGATGTAATCCGGATTTGACAGAAACAGGGAATTTTACACATAAGATATATGCAGCAGTATTCTCCAAAAATTACTTTTATAGAAATATTGCTTTTGAGTGGGCATTACGTAAATTCGGTTATTTAGGAGAAAGTGTACAAGGATGGGGATTCCAACCTCATTTTAGCGTAAGTGAAGTTTCTAAAGAAGAGTATGAAAAGTGCCCACCGATTGAATGGGGAGGCTCAAATTTAAAAAGTGATAAGATATTCCTCAGCCCTATATCGGTAGAAGGATTTCCTGAAAACATTGACTACATGAAACAATGGAATTTTAAATAATGCCGTACTACATAAACAAATAATAATTATGACATACGAAGAGATGAAATCCAAGGCTTGTGTGGCAAGCAGCCGTAGTAAGCCCAAAAATGAAGAGCATAAAATACAATGTTCTTGTGTTAGATATTTCCGTTTAAAATATCCCCATCTCAGAAATATGCTGTTTGCTGTTCCTAATGCGGCAAGACGTTCTGCAAGGAACGGAGCTTATATGAAAGATGAAGGTATGCTTCCCGGAGTTGCAGACCTGATACTTCTTAAGAGCAATCGTTTCTATGGAGCTTTGTGTGTGGAAATGAAAAAGCCGGGAGAGTACCAAAGACCGGTCCAAAAAGAATGGCAAAAGGAATGTGAGGCAAATGGTAACAAATACATCGTTGTCCGGTCATTAGACGAGTTTATTAAAGTGGTGGATAATTATTTGAAAGATATATGACTTATATAGAACTGATAAATAAGTTTTGGTCTCTTGACGAAGACTGGGAATTTACCTGCTGTGAAACGAGGCTTTATTTTTACTTGCTAAAAACAGCGAATCGTTTAGGCTGGGTGGATAGCTGGACGCGTAGTGATACAAAGGTATCATCTGACGTGGGAGTGTCGGTCAACTCAATGAAATCAGCACGTAACAGATTAGTTCAGGCGGGTCTTATCACATTCAAATCAGGCGGAAAAGGACAACGTGATAAAACAAGGTATCAGATTAGCTATCAAAATTTGACACCTAAAGTTGAACCTAAAGTAGAACCTAAGCCCTTACAGTATAATGTACGCGCATTAGACAAAGATAAAGACAAAGATAATTATCTCTCTCCCCCGCGCGCGTATGAAGAAATTCCGACTGGGATTTTAGAAAGGAGGCTGGATGAGTGCTATGAAGAATTGAAGTCGAATAGTTCATGGATGGAAGCTGTCTGCATGAATACTCGTTTATGTGGGTATAAGGATTTCGCGCCTCCTGATTTTTATGATTATTTGGAGAAGTTCTTTATGAAGCTCCAAAACGAGGGAGAAACTGTTAAATCACCCCAAGATGCAAAATCGCATTTTGCCCGATGGCTGAAAATTGAACTTGAAAAACAACGGAACAATGGAAACAACAATAGGCACAATTATACAGACAAACAGGAAGCTAACGCCTACGCTCTTAGCTTGCTACAACAACATAAGCGAGACCTCGAAGAAGGCCTGGTTGACCAGATGGAAAGACCGTTCA